GTATAGGTTCTAGTATGTCTTTTAATTTGATACCCCAATCTTCTAGATTATTTTCAAATGGAATGTTTGTCCAATAGTATCGCAAACGATTTTGCCCACTTCGTACACTTGAATTTATAAGATAAGGTTTTACTTCAAAACCAACAGCATCAGATAATACTTTGTTGACAATCTCCATATGTTCTTTCTTCATACGAACATTTTCTAAAAACCACCACTTGGGTTTTTTTTCTTTCATCAATCGGACAAATTCAAAGAAAAGTTTACTTCTTTCATCACTACAAACACCATATTCATTAAATACTAAATTTTTACGATTTTGATTAGCTATTGAAAATCCTTGACACGGTGAGCCACCCATCAGTAAATCTATCTTTGGTAAGTCACTTGCTTTAACTTTGGTTACATCACCTATTTGTATTGTCTTGGGATAATTCTTTTGTGTAATTTGAATAGCATATTTGTCAATCTCACTTGCATAATAGTTTTTATATTTAATGCCTAGTCGATCTAAAGCCACTTGACCACCAGAAATTCCATCAAATAAACTTAAAACATTTCCTAGCATTTTCACTCCTTTTTTCTCAAAAAACCCTTATTTTAGGGGTATACTCTACTATTACTTCATATGCGATGATGCCGTAAGCCGTGATTATTTAAGCCTTTTTTTCGCACTTTGTATAGAAATTGTATGCGACTTTATGAAATGTGTCAACCCCTTTATTTACCGATCATTTAAAGGTAAAATGGTTGAAAAGAGCCGTGATGCGTGGCAAAAGAAAAATGGAAAAACAAAAATGCAGTAAGTGTGGTGAAATAAAAAACATTGCTGACTTTACCTTTAGAACAGATAAAGGAACACACCGAAAAACGTGTCACACTTGCACTAATGCACGGCAAAGAAGATGGTATAACATTCCAGAAAATTCACAAAGAGTTAGAAAGAAAACCAATCGGTATAAAAAGAACAACAAAGAAAAACACAATAAGCTTAACCGTAAATATAGAGCCGTTGGTAAGCAATGGTACAAAGATTATTTGTTAAGAAAACGGTTAAAGCGATATGGAATTACGAAAGAACAATATGTTGAACTACTCGTTTTACAAAATTTTAGATGCAAAATATGTCTTAAAAAAGCAGACAATTTGCGAATTGATCACGATCACGAATCGGGAAAAGTTAGAGGGTTATTATGTAATGCTTGTAACTTGGCACTAGGTTTGTTTCGTGATAACACACAAGTATTAAATGATGCTAAGAAGTATATAGCTGAATCGTTGCGAGGACATAAATCCACAAAAAAGCCGTAGGCAAACAAGCAAATATCCAAACGGCAGTATGGCGAATCCATTTCTTAAATCGGTCTTTTCGTGTCATCGTAATATCTTTGGCATTACATGGGTTATTGCTACAAGTCTAGCACCACAAGGCAGTATTTTACCACCTTTGAAATGATACACTAGTTTTGTTCTTTCAACGAATTCTATTTCAAAGCAATTAGCAATTGTTTTATTTTTACCTTTTTTTATTATAATTGGTGGCATAATCTCATTTTCTCGACCTTCTCGTATGAGTTTATTGTTTTGTCGAATCTTTAATTGATTAACGTGAATATAATAAATCATTATTTAGAATTTAACTCAATCAATTTTTCAAGATAGTGCTTTGCTTTTTCCAGATCAGATATTCCACCTTTTTGTTGCCACCGTGAAACATATTTAATGACATTACCCTCAAAATATCCTATCTTGTTAGACCAAATGTAATCCCATGTTTGAATTGGTAAATCTTTGTAGTGATTACCACCGATTTGTATTTTGTTGACTTTTATGCCCATACATCTACTCTCTCCTCGCTGATTGCTCTTTTTAAATTTTCTTCTTTTATTCGTTCAGCTTTTTCTACGTTAATTTGTTTTAATTCTTTTAATCGGTCAGATAAATCTCGTGCATCTTGACGCATGTTCAAGTAAGTATGATACGTCTGCATTTTAGCTTTATCTATGGACATTGACATTGATTACTAGCTAATTCTTTATTTTTATCTTTTGTCTTATCAATTTCTGCTTTTAATGATTTAATTAACTCATCTCTTTCTTCAAGTTTTTTCATTAGATTAGTGTACATTTCATTATGAAAAGTCACCGTTTCGTTAAAATCTTTTTGCATTGCAGTAAGCAATTTTTGTGATTGCTCAATATTTTGTTTAAAAAAATCTGTCATTTACTCTTCTCTCAATAATAAATTATGTTTTTTCTCTACTTCTTCTTCAGGTAAGTCAACCTTAATTTGTTTCGTAATCATACCTTTTGGAATCTGTAACCGTGCATTAGTATGCTCAGTTTCTTCATCATAGGTAGATGCAATTACTATATGTTTTTCTGTTTCTCCGATCAAAAAACCTATGGTGTAACACTTTGAATCTTTAATATCCTCTTCTCTCAAAATTTCCCAAGACGCATCAGCCATTGCATCGTCCCATTCAACTAAGTATGTAGGATATCTAAGTTTCATCTCCATCAATTGTATCAAAATAATCTTTTGGACGCATTATAATTTCGTCTTTTGAAAACAAATTTGTCTTCACACCTTTTCTACATTTTTTCATTTCTTCATGTAATAACTTAGGTTTAGGTTGAAACATCAAACAGTCTTGTTCGGTATAACTACCAGATAGGTGACAAACAACTTTACCATCAGGTAAACCATCTCCAAATGTACAATACCAACATTTGTTTGATGCTCCCATTAAAACCCAACAATAAAAGCAATTACCATAAAGATGGTAAATAATCCTAAAAACAAAAAGGCAAAGTTTACACAATGTCGAACTAACTCGTCTACAAAATCAGGTGTATGCCAACCGTTTTGTTCTTCCATTTGTCTTTGTCTAATTCTAGTTTTTAATCTACGAAACCAACTTGGTTTTCTAGCATATAAAGGTATGTCTAATGTTTTTGGTCGCATGTGTCGTCTTCCTCTTCAAAGTAAGGTTCAAAAGTTATTTCTTTCTCATCACTCATAATAGCTAAAGCGATTGTTAAAAGAGCCAAAATTTTTTCTTCAGAAGATATGGTTTTAAACTCGGTAGGTAATTTTTTTAAAATATGACCTACCATTTCCATTAAGTGTTCATTTGTCATCTATTATTTTCAATAATTTATATAATGTATTTTGTGTTTCTTTATCCATAGTAGCACTAGTTTGAGGATCAAACAACCTTTCGTAAATTGCGTCAATTTCTTTGTTTGCTTGTTCTTTTGTCATTTTATTCATATTCATTCCCCTTTTTTAATCGGTTTGTCCAATTTACAGATGCAAACCCTTTTCGTCAACCATATCTTATGTTACTATATTATTGTATAAAGTAACATATGTCAACAAGGAGTATAATAATGAAAAGCAAATTAATACCAAAGGTAAATTACAATAAATTTCCAATCCTTTTTCAATTAGATAAGAAAGAGATTAACCGTATTTTAGATAATACTTTTGGAGAAAAAAATTGTAAGAAATGTAAAAGAAAAATAAGGCAAACAGATATTATGTCTGTGGAACAAAAACAACGAGGGTGGTGTTCTAACTGTTGGAAAAGACAATACGGTCGATTATTTAAACCAGGCAGACAACGACAGTTTGTAGAATATTAAAAAACCCCTCCGAAGAGGGGTAAGGTTCTCCTTGTCGAGAGAGATTGGAGTAAATGAAAAAATGTATACTTTCAGTCTACCCCTTTTCTAACATCTTGTCTATTCGATCAAGTGTTTTTTTATCCTCTCTTCTTTTTTGTTCTGCTAAAACCTTTTTATTATAAGCATCAGTTTCTTCTTGTAGCATGATGACATCTTTTTTAGATAAGTTTTGTGCTTTCCAAGTTTCTATAATCAGCCGTAATTGACCAGATAAAGTGCGACCCTCGATGCGTGACGCAGTTTTCACTTCTGCATACAAATCTCGTGGTAATAAAACTGATTTCCATTTTGTAGTGTCCATAATAATAGATTCCTATATTTGATATTATTCGATTATATACAATTAAATGTAAAGATTCAACTGATTTCCTTACAATTACCCCAATTCTCGCCCATTTCGATGTCAACTTTGTTTGGTACTTCAAGTTTTACAGCATTAATCATAATTTCTGCATAAGCTTGGGCTTGTTCTTTACTTTTTACCGAAAAGGCTAATTCATCGTGAACTTGTAACAACGGAATGATGCCCTCTTTATACAGATTCACCATACTTTGTTTTGTCTGATCGGCGGCAGATGCCTGAATAAGTCGATTCAAGGCTTTATAAGTATAGGCTCGTTTTAATCGTGTAGTTGAGCCGTATTCAACGAGTGCTTGATCTCGTGGCATAGCTTTATGTGCTTGAAAACTATCTGGTTCCCATAAATCAAATCGGCATTTTCTACCTTTTAAGGAACGAATAGACCCATTACTACGAGGATCATTGAGCCGTTGACTAACACTATCCATCAATTGCTTAACAAAAGGCACTCGTGCATGATATTGCTTGGTAAGTGCTTTAGCTTCATCAATAGATATATCTAGCTGTTGAGAAAGTTTTGTCACTCCCATTCCATACATCATTGCTAAATTAATAACTTTGGCTTGTTTACGAGGTATGTCTGCCATTTCAGCCACCATTGTATGAAAGTCCATATTGGGATCAGTATTGTAAGCGTCTACA